AATTAAAAGTGGTAATGTAAATTTAGATTGGGAATCAACAAGTGGTTCACCAGCTAAAATACAATTACAAAAAGATTTATTTAAAGTACACAATCGTCCAGCTCCAAAAGGTGAGACACCAGAACAAAGTATAGAATTATTTGCTAATGGATTCGCTGATGCGATAGATAAGTATGTTGCGGCTGGTACTGTCGTTGTTATATCAGACACACCTGATATCAAGATAAAAGGCCCTATAGCTAATGCAGCAACTGGTGGAGTTGGAAATACTGGTGTTGGTGCTGTTACTAAGTTTAGTGCTTTACCACTAACATCTATGGGTATTGGGAAAGCTAATGTAGTTGAAAGAGAAGATGCTAAAGAATATTTAATTGAAAATCTTATAAAATTTTTGAGTACAATTGATGGTAGAGATGGATACCGAGGTGAAACAGAAGAGATGATAAACCATTATTGCAACCAATTAGTAGACTCACTACATATTTATTTAATAATGTGTCCAGTTAAAGGTAAACACATAATACCAGCTTTAGTATTTAATCCTGGTGTTACTACTCAGACAAATGTTTTTGTTGGAGTTGCAGTTGTACCGATGGTCGGAATGACAGTATTACCTTGGCCAATTATACCACTAACATCAGTTGGTGAGATTGGGTATGAAGTGTATGATGGAGCTGGTGGTGGATTTTCTGTTGATGAAGATTGGATAGCAAACCAATCACCAAAGATTGATACTTGGAATGATACTGTATTTAAAAATCACAAAGATATCTATGTTATAGATATTGTTGGTGAAGTAGAACAAGTGGTTGTAGCCGCTGGAGTACGAGGTTAATATAATAGGAGTTAATAATGAAAAAAGAAGAACTTATACGAGTAATAGACAAAATAGTTGAACGAAAAGTTCAACAACAAATCACAAAACTTAAAGAGGAAATATTTATAGATAAGGAAAAGCCTTTAAGTGTTGAGTCTATAAAAGAAGAGTTTGTTCAAAAACCAAAAACAAAAAAGAAGAAAGTACAATACACCAAAAACGAAACTTTGAATAATATTTTAAACGAAACTAAAGGTGGAGTACAAGGTGGTCATGAACCATATCCAACAATGGGTGGTGGAACATTTGACACTTCAAGAATGGCTGATATGTTGGGTTATGGTGGTTCAGATGAAAAGAAAAGAGAAGTCGGAGCCGTACAAACTATGCAGAAAGCTGGTGTAAATGTAGACCAAGTTCCAGACCATGTTACAAGTGCTTTGACAAAAGATTATAGTAAATTAATGAAAGCTATAGATAAGAAAAAAGGAAATTAATAAATGGGTGCATTAGAAAATGATTTAAATCCAGATGTTTCGATTGGGTTATCTTTACCACTCGGACATTCAGACTCTGGATTTTTTGAACAGACTCAAACTACGTTAAAACAAACGTCTACCAACATAAAAAATTTGTTGTTGACGATGAAAGGTGAACGACCTTTTTTACCAGAGTTTGGGTGTGATATCTATAGTGCACTTTTTGAACCAATAGGTGATGAGACTACCGCTAAAATTGAAGATAGTATAAAAGATGCTATAGCACAATGGTTACCACACGTGGTTCTAAATAGAGTTGATGTAAATGTTGATATACAAGTTCCTAATCAAATTAATGTAGATTTGGAATTTGGTGTTACGATAGAACCAGAAGCTCTTGAAACAATACAACTTGTATTTGTTTCTCAATTTTAGGAGATTTAAATGGCTAGTGCGGCGAAATTACAAAAAAAGGATGTTAAATATTTAGGTAGAGACTTTAGTGCTTTTAGAGAAAATCTAATAGAATTTGCTAAAACATACTTTCCGAATACCTATAATGATTTTAACGAGTCAGACCCAGGTATGATGTTCATTGAAATGGCATCTTACGTTGGTGATGTTTTATCTTATTATGTTGATGATAGATTTAAAGAGTCATTACTATCTTACGCAGAAGAACTTGATAATGTTTTTGAAATAGCTCAATCATTAGGATATAGACCAAAGTTAGCTACACCATCTTCTACAATAGTTGATGTGTTCCAAACTGTACCAGCTACTGGTACTGGTGATGATGTAAAACCAGACATGAGATATGCAATTAGTGTTAGTGCTGGAATGCAAATAGCGTCAAGAAATGGAATTACATTTCGTTCAGAAGAAGATGTAAACTTTGCATATTCAAGTTCACTCGATAAACGTTCAGTTAGTATTTACGAAACATCTGCTAATGTTCCAACAAAATATCTTCTAAAAAAATCTGTAGCTGTTTTGAGTGGTACAATATCTACAGATACATTTACATTTGCTAATGCTAAAAAATATGATAGAATAGCGTTATCAAAACCAAATGTAACGGATATAATATCAGTAACAGATAGTGATGGTAACAAGTGGTATGAAGTTGATTTTTTAGCAAAAGACATTGTATTTGATGATGTTTCTAACACAAGTTCAACAGACCCAGAGTTGTCACAATATTCAGATGATTCACCATACCTCATCAAACTTATAAAGACACCACGAAGATTTACAAGATATATTAGGTCAGATGATAAAGTAGAATTACGATTTGGTGCTGGTGTTTCCGCTGGTGCTGATGAAGACATAGTACCTAATCCAGATAACGTTGGTTCTTCATTACCTGGTGGAGTTTCTATGTTAGATAAAACATTTGACCCAAGTAATTTCTTAAAGACAAAAGCTTATGGACTAGCTCCAGCAGACACAACATTGACTGTAAAATATGCTCATGGTGGTGGTATTGGTCACAATGTAAGTGAGGGTTCTATAACAGAAATTAAAGAGATAGTAACGAACTTAGACCCACTCGGACTCGATTCTGCAACAGTAACAGCTACTAAAAGTTCAGTTGGTGTTATAAATCCGAATCCAGCTCGTGGTGGTAAATCCAAAGAAACTTTACGTGAAATTAGACAAAACGCTCTAGCACATTTTACAGCTCAAGGTAGGTCAGTAACTAAGTCGGATTACATAATGAGAGCGTATTCTATGCCTGCTAAGTATGGTGCTGTAGCTAAAGCTTACATAGTTCAAGACGAACAATTAGAGGGAGCACAATTTCAATTTCAAAAAGAACTTGGTAATGGTTCAGGTATTTTTACGATAGATAAAGAGTTGTATGGACAAGACGATACACCAGAAAGTGGAGCTCCAAAAGTTCCAACAAGGATAGCTAATCCATTAGCACTGAATATGTATTTACTTGGTTACGATTACAATAAACACTTAGTTAATTTAAATAGAGCTGTAAAAGAAAACTTAAAAAACTATATTGGTCAATATAGAATGGTTACCGATGCTATAAATCTAAAAGATGCTTGGATTGTAAATATAGGTGTTGATTTTAAAATAATGACCAAACAAGGATACAATAAAGAAGAAGTATTGTTAAAATGTATACAAGTAGTTAAAGACTTTTTTGAAGTTGATAAGTGGCAAATTAACCAACCAATTGTTGTTGCTGAGTTATCATATGCACTATCTTTAGTAGATGGTGTAGCTACATTAATACCATTCTCTATAGATTTAGATGGAGATGGCCCAGGTGACCCAGTACAATTACCAGTCATGATACGAAACAAGTGGAGAACGGCGGATGGTTACTCTGGTAACATTTACGACATGGGTGCGGCTTACAAAGATGGTATATATTATCCATCATTAGACCCTTGTATTTTCGAATTAAAATATCCAGATAGTGATATCAAAGGTCAAGTAATAGGGAGTATAACATAATGCATTATTTCGAATACGCGACAAAAGATACTACATTATATCAAGGAAGAGCTACTTCAAGTCAGAATACTGGTCTCGATGAGATATTAGAAGTACGTAAAGATATGAATGATACTGGAACACAAATCAATGTGTCCAGAGTTCTAATAAAGTTTGATTTAAACTACATATCGTCTTCATATGCTAGTGGATTGATACCAACAAACGCTGAATATTATTTAAATTTATACGATGCTAATTCAGAAGAATTGGGGTCGAGTGATGTACTATATGCGTATCCAGTAAGTCAATCTTGGGAGAACGGACAAGGTAAATTTGAAGACTATCCACAAGATTTAGAAGGAGCTTCTTGGAGATATAGAACTGGTGCAACTACCGCTGACCAATGGGTAACTGGTAGTAACAATAGTGGTGGAACATGGTTCAATGGAGCTTCGACAACACACACATTAGAAGCGTCGCAGTCATTTACAAACGAACCAAGTGATGTTAGAATGGACGTAACTGGTATTGTAAAGAATTGGATTACAAGTGGTTCTTCTTATCCAAACGAAGGGTTTATGGTAAAGAGAAGTGGTAGTTTTGACCCAAGTTCTAATACAAGTTTAGCAGAATCTAACACGACACACCTTGGTCAATTTAAATTTTTCTCAAGAGATACACATACGATATACCAACCAAAATTGGAAGTAGTTTGGGATAGTTCAACTTGGAGTACAGGATCGCTTACACCATTAACTGGTAGTGATTTACATAACTTAGAAGTATACATGAAAGGACTCAGACCAGAATATCAAGAGGATGAGAAGGTAAGATTTAGAGTAGTTGGTAGGAATAGATTTCCTGCTAAAACTTGGTCTTCAACAACAACAAATGTTGTTACACCAAAGTATTTACCAAGTGGAAGTTCATTCTTTCAGATAAAAGATGCTTATACAGAAGACATTATGATTCCATTTGGAAGTGGTTCTGTAATAGGTTGTGACTCTACTGGAAACTTCTTTGATGTATGGTTAAAGGGTTTCCAACCAGAAAGAAATTATAAAATTAATTTCAAAATAGCTAGTGGTAGTGGTGTTGGTGAAGTAGTACAGATATTAGATAATGACTTTGAATTTAGAGTGGTGAGATAATGCCTTATACATCAAAAGAACTTTTAAGTAACGAATATTTTCAATCTCTCGTTAATGCTGACGAGAAAGAATATCAGTTGAAACGTGATGCGGCTATGGTTAAAGCTGACATTAGTGGTTCAAGTGTTCCATTTGAAATTGATGGAGTGTTACAATCTTATGAGGATGTTAGAACTGGAAGTGGTCTTGAGCAACCAGACCAATATGTTCCCAAACCACTATTTATTAGAAACCATAATATGGAAAATAATACGTTAGATGAGGTTATTGATAGAGACTTTTCATTAGAAGATAAAGCTTTTTTAACAATTAAAGATGGTACTTTTATACGAAAAGATAACGTTGATATTGAAGGTGGGTGGTATAGATTTTGTTTGTATCAAGACGATATGAAGTTTCCAATTAAGAATGTATCTGTAATGAGATTGTTTGGAAAAGACATAGAAGACATACAAATTATATCTAAAGAGTTGTACGATTCAATAACTCTCGGCCCTAAGATTGATGGTCAAAGATTACGAAATACAAAAGCTTTATTGGGTACACACAGAGACCCAGATTTTAGAACACCACTATTTGATAAATTAGATGAGAACCTTTTAGACATAGCAAAAGAGAGAATTAAAGAAGGAAAATCAATTGTAGAAAATTTATATCAAGTTACTGGTCAAATAGCTAAAACACCTGACCAAGTTGCTATATTAGCTAAAAGTGTCCTTGGTGAACCTATGTTACCTACACCAGGCGATATAGCAAGAAAAGCTGAAATGAAACAAGCCGAAGAACAATACAATAAAGAAATAGTAGATGAAGGAGTTCTTGAAAAAGATGAAATAGCTTTACGAAGAAGAGATGTTGTTCTAAATAATAAAAATAAACTTGATGAGATAGATGATAATTTAAGAAAAATAACTGGTAATCAGAAACGACCAGCTCCTGTAAAACAAGGTAATGCAGGTATTAATAAAAATTCGAAACTAATCGGATTCTAAGGAGTAAGTAATGGCAAAATTTGATGATGTAATACCAGGTGAAGGTAGTGCTCCATCATTTGATGGTAGTGGAAACACAACACAAACAACACCTACGTATAATCCAAGTGGAGATAATCTAACGGAATATTCCGTTAATTTAGTAGCTGTTACACCAGGAGTTGTACAAGCAAATACTGGTATAACTATCAGATGGCAACTAACGGAAAATTCTGAAGCTGATGCTGAACAAGTATTAGAAGAACAGACCGAAGAAGATTACGGAGGAAGTTAAAATGGCAAAATGGACATATGATGAGGGTGGTGAAGGACAAACTGGAGGAGACTCTGGTGGTGGGGGTGGAACAGGTACACCACCTGCTTCACAAAACCAACCAGCACCAGCCGAACTAAAAATATTTAGATTAGATTCTGAAGGACAGAATAATGTTCTGGTATTCTCTGATTTTCTAAATCCACTAACAAATCAGTTTACAATTTCTGCAGAGGATGTAGAAAATTTTGGAGACGGAACATACAGAGCTAGAATTGGTGATGTATTTAGTAATGACTTTACTATAGCTCTAACAGAAGTTGTTCCACCACCAGTACCACAAGGTGCTATTAATGCTAAACATTATAAGTTTACACCACAAAGAAATATTGTTGAAACTGTAATTAATGAAGTTGTTGGTATAGACAATGGTAAAGTTGATGTACCAGTTCAGTTCAATATGAATTATTCTATATACAATGTAGCTCCTCCAGGTTTACCAGGAGCTGGTAGTTTACAAGTATTAGACCAATTACAAGCTCCATTACCGACACCACAGATGGAAGAAGTTCAAGTTGAAACAAGTCTCACACCAACAGATTTTAATTTTCCAGCTTGGTATGGAACAAGTGGTGGTGAGAGAGTAGTTAGTGAACCAAGAACTATTTCTGGTATTACAGAACAAGTTCTTGCAACCGTTACTGGTAATGACGCTCATTTACAAATCAACGATGAACAACCCACTAAACAACCGAGAATGGTATCTGATGGTGATGTCATTAGATTACACGTTAAGAGACCAAGAGTTGGTTTTGATAATTTTAGATTGGTAAATGACCCAGACAATTTCGCTAGAGTAAGTATTGGTAATTTTACAACAGTATTTAGAGCGTTCTATGGTACTGAGAGTATGTATGATGAATCACCTACACCATCGCCTACACCAACACCAACACCAACGCCACCACCAGATGATTTTGATGAAAGAGATTACGGGGGTAGTTAATGATTTGGCAATATGGAAATTATAAGTTTGATTGTAATTTACAGCCACCAACATTACATAAGTTTAGTAAATGGAAAACTAAATTTTTTAAATTAAAAAATGTTGATAAGTATAATGTTTGGTTAGCGAGTGGGTTTAGAGAGAATTGGAAAACTTTGGATATTGATATAGTTTTAACAAACGAACCAATTTATTCAGAGTTACAAGAATTAATGTTAGATGCTATAAAATTGGGTGTTGAAGAAAATATTTTTGTTGATATTTGTTGGTGGGATAAGAAACCATTAGATTATACACGCTATACTTATAAAGAAAAGATATCAAAAATTGTGGTAGGAAATAAAATTATACAAGATGGTAGGATGATAACAGATTGGACATTTTCAAAAGAAATTTATCCTAACTTATACCAATTTTATAAAGTATATCCAACACAAAAACAAATGAAAAGAATTTATAAAAACAAACCAGTTTTATTGGAAGTTTAAATGGCCTTAGATAGATTAAAAAAAGAAGATAAACAGATATTAGAACAAGGTGGAAACTACGCCGTAGGTCAACCAGGTTATGATTGGCCACCTTATCTATCTGGTGAACATGGTGTTCATGATTATATTGAATGCCATATTTACGATGAACCTGGTGAAAATCTAATAGAAACTTTTATAACAAGTGATTATGAAATAAAAAATAATCAAGTGATAACAAAACCTGGTAATGATTTAAGAAGTAGAGGTTACATCAGAGGAAGATATCAAGTTAGATATAATTTTTTAAGAAAAGAATTTGGTACTAACGAAACAGTATTAGTTTACGCAGATAATGGTGAAGTTTATACTGGTCCAAAAAGAATGTATCCTCGAAGAGCTAATAGACCTTGGTATATTGATGATGATAATTTGATTTATGCTGGTATTAAAGGTGAAGATGAATCAAGTAAAAGAAGAGAGTTATTAGTAAAAGATAATGCGGCTTGGATACATAAAATATCAGATGATAGAAAAGAAATCAGAATTGTACCAAATGATATTGAGAGTGATAAATACAAAAGAGAGTTTCATTCTTTAACTAAAGTTATACAACGTTGGCATTCACCAGGCCCAGGTACAAGAGATGCTAAGATAACTTTTTCTGATGGATTTGGTGGTAACAAAATTAGAATTGATGGTGTTAGAAGATGGAAACGACACACTAAAAAAACAGTAGGTGGTGAGTTCGTTTTACCAAGAGGATTTATAACTCATATAGAAAGAAGAGTTTACGAAGAAGAACGTTTTAGAGAACCTGGTCAACCTATACCACCTGGTGTTTCTGCTGGTAATATTAGTGGAGTAAGACCAATTCCAAGAAATATTTTAAATCAAATGCCTTTACCAAATCAACCATTGATTCCATTTGAATCACAAAGACCAGAGGTTGTGAATAAAGAAATACCAAAGTATGCACCATCTAAGTCTGAACCAACTGGATTTGACTTTGTAGCTAGAATGATAGGAACTGCTAGTGATGATGGTTTTGGTGACATTGTTCAAGAAAGACCAGTAAGAGTTCAAGATACGGCAACTGTAGAAGATGTAAAACAAATTATAGAACAAGATTTAAACGAAGAACAATTTAAAGATTTTGGTAAACAAGACGATATGGATTACGGAGGAAGTTAAGATGAATTGGGGCGGAAAAAATAATACTAAGATATTATACAT